TGGACCTGAGGTGTACCATTCATAACAGGATTCTAGTGCCTTTGGTGACAAGGCATCTTGTTCAGATATTGGGTCATCTATTAATAACAAATCAGCACCTCGTCCAGTAATAGCACCACCTGTACCTGCGGCAAAAAACTCTCCGTCTTTGTTACTTGTCCACCTACCAGCAGATTTATTATCGGCTTGTAATTTCAAGTCAGGAAAAACCTGTTGATATTCTGCACTGTCTATTATGTTTCTTACTTTTCTACCGAACCTCACAGCCAACTCTGCTGTGTGTGTGGTTTGTATAATCTTTAAGTTTCCATGTTTACCCATCATCCAAGCTGGTAAATAGGTAGAGGCAAATTCAGATTTTGTGTGTCTAGGTGGTAGACAAACAATTAGCCTTTTGAGTTTACCTTCACCTATTTTGTTGAATTTGTCTGCGATTATTTTGTGATGTCTACCCTCTATAAAATCAGGCCAAAGATGTTTTACAAAAGAAAGAAAATCACCTTGACAACTCTCTTGCATGTTTAGTTGGTCATATCTATTTATTAGGGCTAAAGCCTCTGCCTTATCTTGTTCTGACAATATATCGAAGTCTTTGAAAGATAAATCACTCATAAATAAAAACGGGCAAACAAATAGGTAGTGACATAGTATCTGTTCGCCCTAAGCATAAGCCTAGGTTTAGTATATCTCTACTTATATTGTGTGCCAATCAGGATTACCGACAAATAACATAGCCTCTGCCTCTCTTCTCCTAATTAAACCATCTAACACTTTGCCACCAGCTTTATTCCACCTTCTTATTTCGCAAGGCACAGCATCGTAATCTTCTGCATTTAATTTTTTAAGCAAACCGGATTTTTTTAATGATGAGGGACCGAGATTGTATGTCCACGCAACTAAGGCATCGAACTGGTGTTGCATCAAGGGTACCTTGACTAAATCATTAACATAGTTCTCAAACTCTTCTATATCCCCATCGAATCTTTCATCTGCGTATGCCTGTGACCAAACATCGCCCTCCTTTACATCTTTAGTTGAACCCCAACCACATGTCCAAACACCGCCTGAGCATTTGTAACTTTCTAACTCACAACCTTCGAACTTTTTAATTAAAGATTTACCCTCTCCTGAAATATTCATCAATAGTCTCCCCAAACTTTAATTTTTTTGCCACCGTAATATTCTACAGCATGTCCTTCATCGATTAATATTTTACAAATATCTTTGCCATCTTCTGTGTAAGGGATACCCAAGATACGACCATATTTACCTTTGCCGAAAGACCTAACTTTTATTTTACCTTGACATAATTCTTCGAGTCGAGCCTTTGCCGCTAAGCCAAGTTTCTTCTCTGCTAAGTCTCTTGTTCTCGATTCAGGAGTATCTATACCTTGTAGTCTTACTCTTTGTTTGTGTAATTTGACATCGAATCCTAAATCCAAACAACAGTCAAAAGTGTCACCATCTACGATTCGTTCTAGTGTGGCATTGTAAATATATGCCTCAGGATTGTCACTCATTTTTTGGTTCAGTAGTTACTTCACGGTAGTAAACCACTACATCTTTTAGCTCAGTAATATATCTTTTGAGCTCCTGCATATTGTAAGCCATAAGTTCATAATCAGGAATAGTCATAGCTAAGAACACCAATTCACCCTCTTGCTCCTGTATAATTGCAAACTGTTCCTCATAATTTTCAGGTGTGATTGTGAACCACTTAACAGATTTCAAATCAATCTCTCTTGGCATGACAGGTTGAACTATAGTTCTGTCAACAGGTTTAGATTGTATTTGTATATCTCTAGTTGGAAGAAGACTGCAACTGCAAGCCATCATCAAGACCATCAACAGTGCCACTGAGTTTTTCAATGTCTTCCATAATGTGTTTAGTTCCATTATTTATCTTCCTTTGCATCTCTGCTGGATTTTCTAAAATCTTAGCAGTAAGTTTATAATTTTGTATGAACTCTGTATAGCGATTTAATTCTCTTTGTGCTGCTTGGCTTTTTTCTGTCATTTCTATCAAAGATTGTGCTTGTTTTGCAAAATCTTTTTGCAAAGTTTCTATTGCCTCTTGTTGAGTTGCTACTGCATTTTCTAGTTTGACATTATTATCTTGCAGAACCTCGTTTTGTTGCCACAGATAATAACTGAACCCACTTAGTGCTAATATGATACCTATTAAGAATTGATACATTACAGTTCCTCTATCTTATAATTCAAACCTTCTGCACCACGAATCTCAACAATTTCATCCTTGTGAGTTTTGAATTTTATGTATTTATCTTGTTTGTTATAAAATTTTTTCACAACAAATGTTTGGTCGTCCTTATCGCCCCATGTGGCATTGTAGCTAACAGTAAGTTTGTAAGTGGTTATGAAAAAACTTTTCAGCCACTCCCAAAATTCGTACATGTTAGTTTGCCAGTGGGTTGCCGTCTTTTTCTAGTTCTTCTATTTTTTCTTTAAGTTCCTCTATATCTTCTTTCGAATCAGATAGCTGTACTTTTATTGCCGCTAATTCACTTTTGATTACAGAAACATCAGGTATATTAATGCTGTCTAATTCTTTTTCTAAAAAATTTACACTTGTTTCTATACCTACAAATCTTTCTTCGATGACTTGTACTTCATTTTCGTTTTCGCTGATACCACCAATTTTTGCCTCAAGGTTCTCTAACCTATTTATGTAAGTGGCACCTGTGTACCCAAAGCCAGCAAGTGTACCGACTATTGATACTAAAGCTATAAGTTGTGTAGTTTTACTTTGAAACCAATCCATTATTCCTCCTGCAACTGTGGTTGGTTTTGTAACAAGATATTCATGGTATTTATATTGTCACCTGCCAAACCATAAAAAGCAGTTATGTTATCACTAAGGGATATATTACTATATATTTCTTTTGCTTGATACCACTCTGCTTGTTTTGGTATTTCTGCTGTCCTGTAACTGTCAAAACCGGGTACAAAACCTAAGTAAGCTACAAGTGTAGTTTGGTCTGCATACTCTCCTGTTTGTTCCTGTTCTTGTTGTATTTCTTCTTGTTGATTTCTAATATTGTTAGCTATGATTTGACTTGCGATTTCATCTGCCTCACTGGCCGACACAACACCTGATGTTGCACTGCTAATGTCTCCTTGCAGATTTGTTATCTGTACTTCTGCCATAACTACTAGACCACCGCCTACACTTGGTAAAGGTATCAAATTAGTTGTGACACTACCTACTTGGGAATCACCACTACCACCACCTAAATTTTGTGACATAGATAGCAAATTATTAGTCTGCACCGATGCTGATGTAATTTGGTCACTTATACTTGGTGAACTGCTTGTAGAGTTAGAACTTCCAGCAAAGCTACTGCTAGAGCTTGCATGTGCATTAGAACTGGCACTGTTACCTCCTGTACCATAGCCTCCTGAACTAGAATTTTGCGTACCATAATTAACACTATTCGCTGCCGCTTTTATAGAATCAGCGACAATGTTCATCTTCATAGCTTTTCTATCTTTATTATCAGCAACTAACTCTTCTTCATGCAGTTCTAATATTTCTTCTTCTTCAGAAACTTCTTCTTCTAGTTCTGCAACTTGTTCTTGTTCCTCTCTAATATCTTCTAAAACTTCTTCTACTTCTTGTTCAATGACAGCTTCTTCTCTTTGTTCTCTATCAGGTCTAGCATCCATTTGTGCTACTTCTTCGTGAGACTCTTCGTGTCTGCCTCTTTCATTTTCAAACCATTCATCTAATTCATCTATGCTATCGAACTCTACAAAAGTTGTTGGTTCTTGAAAGTCATCTATTAAAACAGTTTCTATTATTACTAACTCTGATATCAAAATATCATCACCTAAAGAAAGTAATGCTTGTGGCACATCATATTCAGGTAGAGGTGCTAACTGACTTATTGGTTGTAAGTTATATGGAATAGGTCCATCTAGGCCTCCGTGTGGACTATGCAAGTCTTCATGCCTAGATGTTATGCTCATAGGTGCAAAACCATCATCATTAAAATCAAAAAATATTGGCTCATCTAATAACGATTCTTCAAATATTTCTGCATCTCTGATAATATTTATATCTGCAAAAGGGTCACCTAATATGAAATCTTCATTAGAAAACATATCATCATGTCCAAACATATCTTCATGTTGCCCATCATTTCTTTGTCCACCAAAGTTCATATCATCTTCTTGAAAGAAAGCTACTGATTCTTCTTGTCTGTAGCCTGAACAAAATGGTCTATACTGTGGGTCTTCCTCACATTGTAGTTCGTCATAAGCATCATCATAGTTTGGACAGCTTGTGCTATATAGCTGAGATAAATTACATTGTTGATTAAGTAAAGCATCAGCATAACCAGCACAACTAGAATCGTTTAGAGGGTTACTACAATCTATGCTATGGTCAGAACCATCGCTGTAAAGAGAACCACCATTTTCTAAACTTGTATTAAAAGATGTATTGTTCCAATCTGTATTTACACAACTACTTGAATTAGTAGTACCTGTATTACATTCATCGTGATATAAGTATGTATAAATTTTATTAGAGTCAGGTCCTTGTTCACCTATAAGTACATCGTGATTATTTATATCTAGTTCTCCGTATCTATATTCAAATGTATGATTTGACCATAATATTATTTCAAAACTATTATCTGAGCCGCTTCGGTTGAACTCTCTCATATCGTACCAACCAAATATCATTTTAGATGAATCGCCATAAGATTTTATTCTTGAATTACTATCTCTAATTAAATCTGTCCAAAAAGGATATAGTGTATTTTTGTATGCTGGCAAAGGGTCAGGAGTGTAGTCCCCACAATAGTCTGCATAAGCTGTGGATGTCAAACCAAAATGTAAACAACCATTCGTTGCTATTCTTGCCGAGTCAAAAGTGTTGCCATAAAAGTTAAAGTTAAAAGAAAAATCTATAGCTGGTGATATGCCATCATCTGCTATTTCATAAGCTAGTTCACCTTCAAAAGCACCAGCATTTGTTTGTAAATGATATAGAGGTTGATTAGGTTCGTATATGTATTGTGTTTGTGCTTGCAAGCAAAATACTAAAACTAACCATAAAATTCTTCTAAACATTGTCCTCTACTTTTATATTTAGAAGCAAAAGGTTTATCACTTAAAGGAGAAGATATCTTTTCTCCCCACGACCTTTTTCTCCAATTTGGGTTGATTTCTTCCATACATTTTCTTAAAAAATCTTCTTCGGCTTGTTTTCTGTCAGGTCTTTCCCAAGCGTTTGATACCCACTCTGCTTTTGCCTCATCACCAATTTTTCCATTATAAGGACAAGGTGTGCCTGCTTTCCACATAGCTGAAAAGACTCTTTCATCCTGACACAGTAAAGCAACTGCGGCTACTTTCATCCCCATATCATAAACATATTTAGATAATTTTAATCTTTCACAGTTTTCATCTCTAACACTCTTACCACCTGAGAAACCAAATATCTGTCCTTGATATGCAGCAGATAGTCCAGTTGTACAAAGGTCCTGAGAATAACTCATTATGCTAGGTGCTATTGCAGATGCAGGTGGTGCTTCTGTTTTAACATTTTGATTGATAGTTTGTACTGACTCAGATTTATTATAGTTTCGGTTAGTGTTATCCGACTTAGAATTACTTTCATTATAGTTGCTATTATTAGTATTTACATTTGAGTTACTATTGCTTTCGTTGTAATTTCGGTTGGTATTATCAGAGGTACTATTACTTTCATTATAGTTGGTGTTGGTATTATTTGTAGTTGTATTGTTATTAACAGTTTGGTCTACAGTTGAGTTTACAGTCGAGTTTGAGTTTGAGTTATTGTAGTTAGTATTAGTATTATTCGATGTAGAGTTATTGTTATTATTATTTGTATTATTTGAAGTAGAAGTCGATGTGTTGTTGTTAGTATTTGTGTTATTTGCAGTCGAACTATTATTATTGTAATTTGTGTTTGTTGCAGTAGATGTAGAAGTATTATTGTTTGTATTGGTATTATTATTGGTATTGTTATTAGTATTGTTATTAGTGTTATTAGTTGTTGTATCGTTTGAAGTTGTTACCGCCTCACAATATTCTGTACCAGCAGGACAAGTGCCAGTCGCTTGAGCTTGTATTTCGTTGCCACACCATAAAAAAACGAAAAATAGTATAACTCTATTTATCTTCACCTTTAAAACTCTTGGATGAGTTGGATGTGCCAGCATATAGACCAAACCATGCGGCTCCTGCTCCAACTATGATTGATATTAAACCTGATTGTTCTAGTGAGGGTTCAGCGAGAGCCATAAACCACATAGTAGAATAATAAAGTAGAAATATGTAGACACTAAGAAAAACTCGAGGAAATATTCTCCATGAGTCTACAGCTCTCGCTAGATGAATCCATTTTTGATGAGGATTTACATTTTTATCGTCTTCTAGTTCTCTGATTTTATCTTTCAGAGCACCTATCTCTTCGACCATAGCCATGAACTTTTTGAGGTCCATTTCGACCTCATTCCTATCCATGTCACCTCTGAATCTGCTGTCTTCGTTCATATAAATTTTGTTAATATGACCGCACCGACAATAAAAGGGTAAACGGCCCATAGCATAGACTCTAGCCTTTTAAATTTTTCTGAGCCTTCGTCTAAGCGGTTCTCTATATTTTTGTAACGCAGAGCACACTCTCTTTCGTGTGACTCTATTCTATGTAAAGCATCTTTAACTGTTGACATTGAGCTTAGGTCGTCCTCTTTTTTTCTTTACCCTGACCTCTTTATAAGCCTCGTTCACACCATCAGTTGATTTATCATCCGCTACATAATGACCTTTTGAGTTTCTAGCACGAACTAATTTTCTTTCCGTACCAGTCACAAAATCCCAAAATTTTTTAAAAATATTAATCATTTATCTTTAGCTTTTCCTACATTTAAGGCTATCCAATCGATTACCTTATAAAACTTTCTTATTAGTGTATCATCTTTTGGAGTCGGTGTAAGTGCCGCTACCAAGGATGCAAACATGACAAGCCAAGGTATGACTTGCACCCATCTAATTATATATTCAAAAAACTCTAACATTTTTACTCCTTAACCACCTAATTGTTTACTAACAGAACTAGGACTTATTTGATTACTTATATCTGACTCTAATGCTGATTTAACGGATGCGACATTATCAGAACCCATAGCATTTTCTACCCAACCCTGCACATCAGAGGCACTTAGACTTGACCAGTTTATGAAACTCGATAAATCAGATGTATCTAAGTAAACTCTACCTATTGATACGGCAAAATAATTCTTTCCATCGCTATCTGTGTTGGTATCGTCTGTGCCTTTGAGTTCGTAATGCACTTTATGCACTACATTAGATTTACCACTTTTACTAGGATAAACTTCACAGTCTGATACATTCCATTCAAAATTTACAGCCATTACGATTCTCCTTTGAGTTGTTGTATTTCATTTTGTAATACTTCTATTTGCTCTTGTTGTTCTTGCACAGCTTTAACTAAGTTTGGTACGAGAGGAGAATAGTCTAACTCCCACTTCTCTGTGTCTGAACCAACTGTTACACCTCTAGCATATTCGCCTATATCATCAAAAGCCTGTTTGTAGGATTGTGCACCAAACCCACAACCATCAGTTACTCCTGTTTCTTCTCTCGTATATTTAATAGGTTCTAATCTTGAAATTAAATCTAAACCCACTGCTGGTCCTGTAATTTCTTTATATCTTTCATCAGATTCTACTGCTAGAGAAATCGAATCTCCTGAGAGGTCGTAATCAAGTTTGGCTAAACTTGAGTTAGCATTTTTTCTATAAAATCTCATAAATCTATAGAAAGAGGCATCACCAGTATCAGAATCTAAAGCTAAAACTGCATCGTCATTGTTACCAGTTTTCTTGATGTTACAGGCCTCATTTTCGAATGTGCTACCACTACCAATACGGACTGATTCACTTGTGTTTATAACACCATCAGACTCGATAGCAAATCTTAAATTTTGACCATTAGTGTAGAAGTCAATAGAGCCAGTATCAGTTCTGAATGAAAAATCGTTAGCACTACCACCTGATTTGAGAGCATTACCACCAGCAATAAAACCATAGTTAGTTGAACCATCGGTTAATGATATTCCTGTGTTTCCTGCTCCTGCTGTTAATGCAAGAGTATTGCCATTCCAAGTAGCATTAGCCTCACCTTCTAATGTGTTAGCTGTGCCACTCCCTGTTATCAGTCTGTTGTCTGCATTGTTATTTATTGTGGTGCCACTAGCACTGGCAAAAGATAAAGCTCCACTACCGTTTGTTTGTAAAACTTGGTTAGCACTACCATCTGATGTTGGGAAAGTATAGGCATCATTAAATTTAACTACTTGACTGGCATTTATGCCAATAGCAATATTCGAACCTACTGTGCTACCGTTACCTATTAATAAATCATCTGCTGAGTCATCTAATGCTATGTAAAAATCTTGTGCATTACCGTCAAAAACTATCGAGGTATCTACTGCGGCACCATCACCTATAACTACTGAATCATCATCAAGTGTTAGTATTGAATTTGTACCTACTGTAGAACCTACGCCTACTACTAATTTATCAGCCGAGTCATCAAGCCCGACATAAAAATCTTTTGCGTTGCCATCAAAAACTAAACTGGTGTCTTCTGCCCCTGCATCGCCTATGGTTAGACTTGGTGTTGTCCCGTTGATAACCACAGGACTTGCTATAGATATACTTGAGCCATCTGCTGATAAGCTATCTAATGCAATGTCACCAACATTTGTAATGTTCGCATCGTTGAAAGATGTTGCTCCGAAAGTGTTAGAGGCCGCTGTTGAAGTAATACCGTTTGCGGCTGTTATGCCACCTCCGTCTGCAATAGTTATAGCATTGTCGCCATCTGTAAATCCAATATTAGCAGTTTGTACTTCACCACTTACTAACAAATCACCACCCACTGAGGCATCGTCTGTTACTGTTAGATCGTCTTGAACTTTTAAATCCACAGTAGATATGCTGGCAAAAGCATCTACCATAGCTCCACCTGAGCCAGCTCCGTCAGAATATATTACTTTGGTATCGCCATTAGGTATGGTGACTGTAGCACCTGTACCTTGTTTAATGACTATGTTGTAAGGTCCCGAACTGCCTGAGTCTGTAGTGGCATTTTCGATAAACCAAAGTTTAGAAATTGTGTTTGGTCCAATCGTGATAGTACAGTCAGAATCCAAAGCACCTGTGTATTTTAGGTACATAGACCTTGCCTCGTCTGTACCTCCGTCAGCTATTGTAGAAGTATGAGTGTTGGCATTGGTTGTGATGGCCTCAGTACCGAAACTAAAAGCCTCAGCTATGAGTTCTAAGTTTGTATTAGTAGTGTTACCCCATGTACCCGATTGTTCACCTGTGGCTATTTCTTCTAATCTTAAATCGTTTGTATAAGCACTTGACATAATTTAGTCCTTTTTATTTTTAGGCGGCATCTCGACCAGCCTCTATAGAAGTATAATTTGGACTTTGACTTGTTGCAATGTCTGAAAAGCTAGGAGTCTGACTGGTATCAACTTGACCATACACCAATAAGTTACCCAAACTAGCGGAAACAGAAACAGACTCAGGTGTTACATTAGCATCAGCTGTGGTTGTTGCTGTGCCTAAAGAACTGGTCATACTGAAACTTGGCAGATTGATGACCTCGTTTTCATGGACGATAACAGAACCGATGGCGGAAGTTGTGACTTGCGTGCTTGGTGAAACATTAGCTTTGGCTACGACAGAAAGTGAACCAAGACCTGATGCTATTGCCTGCGTACTTGGTGAAACATTAGCTTTGGCAACTTGCGTGGTTGAGCCTAAACCTGAGGTGATCGCTAAGGTGCCAAGAGAAACAGATACAGATTCACCGTTCCAGTTGCCTGAACCCCATGTGCCTCGTCCCCAACCGACACTCATAGATTGTCTCTAACCTCTTCTAACAATGATTTTATATTGTTAAGTTCTTCACGGACAGGTACAGTCATAAAATCTAGTGATAACATATTATCAATGTTATTTATAACTTGTATTATCTTTTCTTTATCAGACATTGTTAGATTTTGTAAAATTTTGTATAATAGGGCTGATGGAATACAAATCAGACACATCATATTTTTCTTGGGAGTTAGGGCCAGCTGTCATTGAAACCCGTGGCAATGATAGGTTTGGTTTTTTTATACCACCAACAGAGGAAAACTGGATACCAGCTACACCCTCACAAGTTTTTGATTTTGTAGCGGATGGTTCAGAACTGTCCCAATCTGAGTTTGTAAAAATGTTTGGATCAAATCTTCCTGATCTGCCCAAAGATGTCACTTGACCACCCCGAGCTAACCGCACAGCAGTATTCTTAATTTCTTCAGGAACCTCTCTTAACACATCACCAAACATGTCAATCATTTGTTTTTTGTATTTTCGAGCAAGTTTTTCTGCCTTTATAGCACCTGCACCTTTAAGTTCTTGGTTTTGCAGTTGTTTTTGTATAGCTCTAAATTGTTTATAAACAGGGTGCATCTTATTACCAGCCACTAACATTTTTGGGTGCACCAAAGCTATCTCTGCAACGATTTTTTCACCCGAAGGAGCTGTGTATTGAATGTTCAGCTTTCTATCCATGTAGCCTGTTTGGTTGATCTGTCTTTGTGAATCAAGGGTTGGGTATTTTCTGCTGATTAAATTTACTAAAGCATCTTCCTCATCGCCACTACGCACTAATATTCTTGTTCTCATAGGGTCTGTTATATTCAAAAAATTACCTTGATATTTTTCAAACGATTTTTCTGTAATTCGATCCATGCCTTTAACCTCGCCCACAGGACTGCCAGTAACATCATCTATGTCGTCTAATTTTCTCGCTGTTCTAGTGCCGAGGCTTTCTGCAATATCAGAAATTTCATCCTGAAAGCCTTTGTTAAGTTTTACACTACGAGCAAACATCTCTTCGATTGAATTCAAATCTGCTTGGTGTTTGTTGAAAATACTTTTTGTGTATGCTAAAGGTTTGTTACCAAATTTTCTGACTAAAGCCTCTGATGTTAGATTACCAGCTTGCGGTTGAAACTTAATCGCATCATATACTAGGTCTTGTGTTTTTCCTATCTTTCTTGCTGTGTCATATTGTTTGAAGAGTTCTTCAGATTTAAAGACCCGTACAGGAATATCTGTAACCCCTAAATTTTGTAGTGCTTGTATAGAGGAGCCACCACCTAGCTGTTTGAAACGACCACCGGGCATTTGTAGAACTTCGATAGGTTGTCTTTTTTTTCTGCCTACTCCCTTATATATAAAACCATCTTCCATGTTTTTGATAACATCTTGTGCAAGTTCTATTCTTTGTTGTTTTTGTTTTTTTGTTACTCCTGAGGGTTGTTTGACATCTATTTTCTTGACATCCACCACTGTGTCTGCCTCTTCAACTTTAATTGCATTTTTTAGTGTTGGGTTAGTAACCTCTGTACCTGATTTAGTTTTGACAGCTTTCTTTAAGGCAATTTTCCCAAGATTGGCTAACTCACCGACTAGAGGTATTGCGGCAAGACCTGACAGGCCAGCGATACCTAAATTTACAGCACCTTGCCCTACATTTCCTGCACTAAAATCTCTGACAGCATCACGACCATATTTTCCTGCGGCCACAACATCGAGAGCCATGCCGGGTGGTGTAAAGCCAGCACCGATTTGTGCTATTAATGGAACATTCTCTTCGTAACCAGTTACTAATCTGTCTAAAGCATCAGGACTTACTTCGCCACCTGCTTGTAGCTTTTTTATACTCTCGACTAAACCGCCTGATTGAAAGATGTCAACATCATCTAAGTTCATTAGAAGATTATGAACGAAGATATGTTTTTTTTCTAGTTAGTGGTAGGTGTCGTGCTGTCTGTTGTCTTCGTCTAGCAAGCCTTGAAACTTTCTATTTAAAATCCTTTGCACCTTGTGATAAGGGAACTGTGGATACTCAGGAAAAGAACTTTCGATTTGTTTCGATATAGCCTTGGCACCTCTGCCTCGACCAGCTAACTTGTAGATAGCTTTCAAAACTTCTTGCTCATTTGGTATAGGTTCTAACTTTGTGTGTTTACCTTCTTGGACTTTTCGATAACCGACAGGTGTATGGCCACCGATTGAGTAACCTTTTTCTGCATAAGCTATTTTACCACCATAAAGCCTAGACATGATTTGTTCCCTTTCGAACTCAGCAAACATTGCAAGGTTGTTTACTAACATTTGGTTCGACATTCTAACCATGTCTAGTTTCATGTTTAGACCAGTTTTGGTTTTATCTTTTGGCAAGGCGACTGGTATATCACCGAACATGTCGCAAAAATATAAGGTAATACCAGCCTCCTCAAACTTAGGTATTAGGTTGACCATCTCTAAAAATGACCTAGCTAATCTATCTAACTTGGTACACACAACAACATCGTTGGTATCCATAGTGTCGGTTAGTTCTCGTGAGCCTTGTCTTTCCATAATAGGTTTCATGCCACTGGTTCCTGCATCAACAAATATTTTATCGACCTCACGGTTGTATTTTTGTTTGACAAAAGCTCGGATAGATTCTTCTTGTTGCTCGAGAGAGCTACCGTGCTTGACCTGTTGTTCAGAAGACACCCTGATGTAGCCGTAAATATTATTGATCTGTTTTTTAGGTTGTATCATCGTACCAATCTCCACATAAAATTATGCAACCCCAAGCCAAATATTTGTAAAGTATCAAGCTCAACAAAATGACTAGGATCAAACTCCACTCTATAACTTTTAATTTTTTCTTACCGTTTTTCATAACTCAGTGTGGTTGTGCAACATCCCTTCTATGATGAAAGAGTCTAGGTAGAGATATTGCACTTTCATGTCTTGCTTAGGAAAAAACATCTAAAAAAAGCAAGCTATTTCGGACAACCACATGCCCTCCAATGGAGTTACCTAGACTTACCATCCATTAACCTTATTTTTCTTTATAACTCGTAAACCTTATTGTTTGCATCTTGAACATTTTGCCAAAGTTTGTCGTAAGTTTTGTTACCAACATAGGGACCATCATTTCTAAACAAGCTCTCAGCTCTGTGTTGTTCAGAATATGCCCGATCTAATTCTTTTTCTAGTTGCTCTCTACTCATTTGCTCTCCTCTCTTTTTTTATGAACTTTGTTAATATATTTTTCAAGGTCTTTTGGATGTAGTTGCCCAAATCTCCAAGAACGGTAATCTTTAGGTGTCATTATTTCTTTCATTTTTTCTATAAAAACTTCTCTAGTCATTTGCTCTCCTCTCCTTTTTTTTAATCTCTCGCAAAAACTTTTTTATGTTTACTAATTTTAATTTGTTGATGTCGACATAACCTTCGTGTACTGGATATTTTTTCTTTTTCATTTCTGTTGCTCCTTCCATTGTTCGTATTCAGCTTTGACTAAAAACAATTCTTTTTGCACTAGCTCCATCTTGTCGAGAGCCACTGCCATCTTTTGTTCTAGTTCGGCTATCCTCTTTTTGTAATATTTATGTGGTTGTAATTCCATTTGTTTCCATTGTATAAAAATATGTTGTGCTTTGCAAACTTTTATCCATCTTTGCTTTTTGGTTGTTTACTTTCGTACTGAGCAATAATCTCCTCGGCTCTTTCATTGGCTTGATCTGACATCAAACCAAGTTCTTCTATTTCTTGTAGGATTTTTTCTCGTTCCTGTGGATTTAAGACATAGGGCAGAGAGTCTTCTCTCTGCTCTATCTCTTTTTGAATCTGCTCAAGAAATTTCTTGATAACTTCATTTTTGAGGTCGGTCATTTAGGCCTCAACTTGTTCCTTGTCGTATTCCCATTGAACATTAGCCTTCTCAGCCAACTTTTTAGCACATAAATCCTTGAGATAAACATGTAACCAGTAAGCATCAGTCTCAAACCAGTTGTCGACCTCGCAGGCTTGGTAGTTCCAGCAAGCAAGCATGTTGTAAATATCGTCAGCACCGAGGTCACAACAACCAACATCGCTCAACAAGCTAACACCAGCACCGTCAGTTGAATATTTAAGAAGACTCAAACACTCAGTTATATAATCAGCATACTCATCTGCGTTATCGTCATATCTTGCGACCAAGCTATCGATATTAGCTTGAGCCAAAAGTTTGACCATGTTCTTAGGGTCACAGTCAATCATTTCTTTAGTGAAACAGTTGTATGCGTGGTTGAACCCATTGTTCTCAGCATACTTAACTATTTCAGTTATATGTTGTGGTTTTACTAAAAATGCACTCATGTTAAGCCTCCACAACTTCTAATATGTCCGAGACATAAATACTTCCTATTTCATCAAAAAGTCCTATATCAGAACCTTTGACATCTACTAACAAGACATCTTTAAACCCTCTGCCTTGCTTAATGCTTTCCATGGCAGTAGCTCTAGTAGGCATACCAAGCTGACCAGTGATCAACTTAGTGCCCTTTTTAATTTTTTCAAAATTTCTTATCATTTTTCCTCACTTAGTAAAGTATCATTACCTTACATCTATATAATACAAAAAAATGCCCTACATTGCAAATAAATGTTAAAAATAATAAAAGTTTGCAAAAGTCTATATCTTGGGTTATTATGATCATGTAAACAATTATGTTTACTTTGGAGGAAGTATGAATGTATATGAAAAAGCATTAGATTTTTATAACAATGGGACCTTTTTACAATTAGAAGGTTCTGTTGGTAGAAGTTTTGTTAATAACTTTTTAGATTCAGGAATCATCAAGACCCTTGATGAGGCTGGTAACGAGGTTGTTGACGGGTACGGTAGAACAATCCAGCTAAAAAAAGCAGTGATTGATAACGATAGAATCTATGAACTATGGGTAGATAATCCTGAGTTCATGGAGGAAATAGAAGGAGGAAAAGATGAGTGATCCATTAAAAACTGTTGGCATGGTATCAGCCATGTTCGATATAATGTGCGAAGGTGAAAAAGACCAAGCAAAAGTTATCGAACAAAGAGCTAGATTCTACAAAACTCAAAAAGGTATAATTTGGCCTGATGATTGGGATGACCTGCCATTAGAAGAGAAAAAAAGAAGATTAGATGGTATGGATAAAATAGCTTTAGGTAATGACCCAGCCAACTAAAATTAAATTATATGGTGCCTTCTTCAAAAAAGTACAAGGCACTAATTTTTATACCCTATTCGGTAATGACCGCTGGCAGATTATTGGCGGGCAACCTGTCGAAATGTTTAAAGACGAAAAGTTATTAGCGGCTCAGAAAAAAAATTGGACAGAGTTAGACTTTACTCCTGAGTTTGTTTCTTTTCTATCTCGTAAACGGGGGAAGTAGTGTCCCTTAACATGCCTTGCCCTAAGTAAACAAAAGCCACCGCTGGTAAAATTGTACGGCCCTCATCGAGGGCTTTTTTTAGACCTGCAAAACCTTTTTCTTTTATTATTGTCAATGCGGTATTAATATCTTTTCTAATCGGTAGGTTATTTTCACGAGCAAAAGTCAAATCGACTTCCAATTTATTTTCTACAAACTTTCTGACTGCTTTACTGGCATCAAGTTTACGGATAGCATCTGCATCTAGGTTTTGAAACAATCTTCTTGTTGCGGCTCCCGAGATGTCAGCCAGCTCGTCTGCATTTTTTGCGAACTCAGATGAAAAATCAGAATAATTTATAGAATCGAAGTTGCCTTTTTCGACAACTTCTATTTTGTCACCAAATTTTTTGTTCGAAAATTCAACAATGTCGGAAACAACATCATCTGAAAGTTCCTCAAGATTATCAAAAGATTTGTTGTTGAAGAAAGTCACACCCTTAGGCAAAGTTACAGGATCAAGTTCGTATTTTTTGGTAAATCCTGCTAGTTCTTTAAACTCATCTTGTGATAGGCCTGTTTTTAAACTTAATTTTATCGTGTCATTTTTACCCTTTGGTTTAGCAACAACTCGACTGGTAGGAGTCCCTTCTTGTTGAGTTATAAAACCGAAGACATCATCTCTTTGTTTAATTTTTTCGACATCTTGTGGTCTTGGTATGCCTGCCTCAGTCTTTACTATAGGCCTAGATATAAATAAAGGATTAAAGGATTCATCGTAAAAGCCTTGACCCAATCGCACATCTTTTTGTGGCACCCCTAATGCCTCATAAAACGGGTCTTGTCGATACATTTCACCTGTACTTGGGTCCCTGTAAATATCAAGCGAGTATTCAGTTCTTTGTGCCTCAGGTAATTCTGTTATGCCTTTGAGTTGCCCTGTACGAGGACCCGGTATAGTTTCTGAGGTTGAGGCTAAGGTATCTAAACCTCTGCGTAATCCTCTAGCTCCAAGTGCACCTGCGGCGGCAATAGTGCCGACTGCGGGTAGTGTGCCTAACCCCTCAAGACCTGCCATGGCTATATTCCCTGCCCGTGCTAGAGCTTCGGTTTCTTGAGCTCTTTTGCCATATTCAACAGCTCCTATGGCTGATAAAGTCTCACCCAACACAGGAGTAGCATACAAAGCAAGTTGTGTTTGCAGTGGTAACTCTTCGAATCTAGCAAAAGCCTCCCGCTCTTTGCCCTCGTCCAATAATTCTTTAATCTCTTTCGAGCCAACAAGAGTTTCCGCTGTTGCCTGAGCAATTTTGTCGGGTCTTGTTATGTTGAGGTTGCCTAACGCATCTAATAGATTAAATCTATCTTTCTCGACCTCACCACCCTCAGCAAATATATCAATATCATCAAGGTTCATTATTCTTCGGCTCCTTTGGGAAATTTAATATTTTTTTTAGCAACATCGACTGTGGTGTCTGCACTAGCTATATTTTTTGAATCAAAAACTAAAGTTTCATCACCTACTTTTATTCCATCATAACCAAACTTTTTCGCTTTTTCAGTAAATTCAGCGGCTCCTTTGCCACCGACTCTTATATAGTCAGACAGGCTGTATAAAATATTTTCTGTATCAGGGAATAATTTTCTAAGTTCAGAATCGAATCTAGTACTTCTTATGATTTCATCTTTAAGACTTTTTACTGCTGTCGCCTTGTCTGCCAAGCCGAACCCTGAATATATGTGATTTAGGGTATCCTCTCCCTTCGTAGGATGTTTGATATAAGCGGAAATACCTTCATTACCTCTATTGTCACTTGATTGAATAAATTTAAGATTCTTGTCCACATAATCATCTATTTTGTTAATAGTTTTCAAACCTTTTTTCGTAGGTTCGTCCAACATATCTATTTTGTCTAACTCTTTAGCCCAAAATTTAAAATATTTTTTATCCAAAAGTTCAAAATCAGAGTTTGTCTTGTTTTGAGACAAATCTAAAAATTTGCCTCTAGTGAAATATTTTTTAACGATTGGGCCATAGTATCTAGCCTCTCCGGGTTCCTTGGCGAAATAAAATCCTCTACCAAAAAATCCTTCATCTCTATTTCCAATAAATTTTTCGTCAAATTTGTCAAAATCTGCAAAGGTGCCATGATATACAGGCTCGTCAACATTGAAACCTTGTGCTTTCAAATCAGTAATTTTGTCTGAGCTTTTCACTTTTTTTGGTGTTTCAACTATTGCTTGTACTCCCTCAATACCTTTTTTGGTTGCAGTTTTGGCGACTGGTCCAGCCACAGGAATTAAATCTAGCAAACTTAAACCTTGACCTAACCTGTCTCTTTCGGCTATAGCGATGTCCGTAGATAGTCCGGGCAATACCGAGGCTATGCCTCGAGCCAGTTGTCTAGCTTGTTCTTGTTCGGGTGTAAAACCCTGAGTTGTCAAATAGTTTATGGCTCTTTGATATATGGTCGGATTAAATATTTTTTGTTCTTCAAGTGGTGACAGTGGCTCTATGGTACCTAAGTCAGGACTAACCTCACCGCCTTCTTGAAAAATATCAATGTCATCAAGGTTCATTACAAGATTATACTAGCGAAAAGGTGGGCCAGTAAACCAAGCGACAAGTACATATCTTTCGCCTTTGGTAATCGGTTTGACTTTGTGTGGTAAGAAAGAACTGAACGCAACTACTTCACCTATCTTAGGTTTTGTGCAACTAGCACTTTCACCTGTACGGAAACATATCTCACCACCCTCGTATCTTTCATTGAGTAAAAGACTCATAGATATTTTTCTAGTGGCAGGAGTCCCTTCGGGCCCTATGTCGATATGATATTCGTAACCACGACTAGGTGACTTGTATCTGATCACTTGTGCTTTTTCTATTCCGTCAATCTCGTAACCAAAATATTGATTCACGGTTTTGGCAACTTTACTTAGAATGGCATACAATCTTTTGGCATTGTACTCAATAAGATATATCTCAGCATCCCGTGTATCCTTTTCTACTTTCTCCGAACCGCCAGTAAAAACTTTTGCTTGTTGGGGTTCCTTGTCGATGATGTAGTCCATGAACAAATC